CTTGTTTTTGTAAAATTTCATCGCTAGGTACGGGGCTGCCAAAGGATTCATATGATTCACGAACTGCATCTTTCATGCGTAAAACTTCTCCCGTGTTGACCTCAATGCATTCAATGTCTTTAATGTAAATAAATGGCTCTTCTGGTAGAGGCTTAATATCGCTATTCCTTTCATTTGGATCGTCTTCCCTAGGCTCGTCGTCTGTTGGGTTCTCGGAATCAAAGGCCAGCTCAACTTTTGAGCCTAGATATTTTCTTGCGTAGTCGCTACCTGTTTCCACATTTATATACCCAGTTACACCTGGTAGGAATCGAGCCGCTCTGCCGTTTTCTTGGTCATTGCTGTTGTTTTTATTGGCTGGGTTTAAGTGAATAACCTCAGAAACGTAAACCGTATCCAAACCTTCCCCTGCCATGCCAACGTGGACTAAAACATCAAGCTTGATGTCCATTGGATCACGTCTGCCGTTCACCTTTGGCGGGCAAAACTTTTTTAAAACTGATTGATTTTCGCCCTCGCTTCTGCCATCTTTTCCTGTACCGACCCAATCAATGCGCAACTCAGGAAACATTGCTTGAGCTTGATCACAGACCAGTTTTGCGTGAGAACAGCAACTTGCCCCAATCAAAGCCTGTAACGGTCCTGAGACTGAACGTTCTCTGATCATTCGTGAAAGCGGGATGTCAACCAAAGGGCTGATGTATTTCGGCAAAAACCTCATCAATTTAAAAATCTTTTGAACCTTGTGCTCTTCCGTTCCTCCCGCCATTTCATAAATTTCATCCATTGTGTAACTTTTCACATCGCCATCCTCTTCGAGCGCATCTACTCGATATGTATAAGAGTGACACTTCAGTGGCTTAACGCATCCCTCTTTAACTGCCTGTCGATAAGTAACAGATTTGTCTGGTTTGCCAAATGCGCCGTCATCATCCGGCCGATTAGGCGTTGCCGACATGGCTAGTAAGTATTTGCATGACGGCATTCGTTGAAGATCTAAAACCGTTCTTCCCCAAGTTTTATCTGCGCCGTAATGATGATATTCATCTACGCAAATCATCCAGCTTCCGTTTTCCATCAAACTTTTTACGGTTGAGTTCAATCCTTGAGAACTGAGCCCTTGAATCGTCGCGGCAAAGACTTGGTGCGAATTTTGACGATGCTGTTTTAACGCGACCGCCGCACCGCAAAATCTGATATCACATATATAAAGAGGTCCATCAACGCAGGCATCTTCAAGATCGCTTTTGCCGTCTTGAACAAATTGATCTAATTGGCTAACCGTAGGCACCAAATAAAGGAGTCGATTCACTCGCCCTTCATGCTGAAGACTTGAATAAACAGCAGCTGCAGTAAATGTTTTGCCGTAACCAGTTGGAAGTTTTGCGCACAGTTTGTTGCGCCCTGTTTCCATTGCCGTACGAATTACTTCTGCCTGACCTGGGCGCGGGTTTTTTCTAAATGACAGTTCGGACATAGTGCCTGAAGGTTGTTCAAGGTCGTTGGACCTCCCTTCGAAAACGGCACCAAATGGTCACATTCAAATTGATCCGGCAAATCGCATCCGCAGATGGCGCACCGAAAATCCTGAAGGATCGCTAGCAGGTCTCGCTCAGTGCGAGTGGCCAGTCGTCGCATGTGCTCAATGGCGCCGCCTCAATGGGCGGGTGCTGAAGTATACCCTATATCTCGCGCCAGATCCGCTGTTTATCCGCGTTGTCACGCTCTGACGCGGCCATTGGATGCACCACGTAACGCGCTGCTAACGGGCTTTTGGGGTCATCAGCGCCCACGTTCGGGCAGAAGGTCATGTACAGGCCCTGATCGTCGTACTTGCCCATCGGGTGCCCGTAGCAGGCGTCCAGAGGTGGCGTGCGCGTCGTTGTAACCGTGTAGGACACGGCGCGGGTTTTGCTGTCAGCAACCTGCCAGATGTACTTACCCCTGGCGTCAGGTGAATACAGTTTCATGGTGAGTCTCAGATGATTAACAAAGGACGCGGTTAGTCGTTCTCAATCCAGCAGCCCATATCGGCGCTCCACGTCCGCCCGGCAACCTGCGCCTTGTGCTCTTCCAGGTACACCTCGTACTTTCCGTCACGAAGCCAGCGGAACAGGTCAGGAAGGCTGCCCACAAAGTCGCCAGCGCCCTTGCGCCGTTTCTGTTCGGCTATGGCGTTGTTGACGGCACCTAGCAGGCGCTCCTCGCCCTCTTCCTTGACGACCTTCTTCCATTCGTCAAATGCCTTTGGCTTGGACTGTGCTGAGACTCGCTCAGGCGCTGACTGATAGGTTTTCCACAGGCAGGTGAACGCATCGCTGTACTCAACCTTTGCCGATTTTTTAGGCTTTTTACAGCCTATTTCTTTTTTTGTGTCGCATTCTTTGGGCAAGAGCGGAAGATCTAAACAGCCATCTGAACCAACAGCCGAAACAGCCTTCCCTTCGCTGGAAGGTTGCTGAGGCGTAGATCCTTGAACCTGCTTCGGTGTGGAGTTACCTAGAGGTGGTGTCCCCGCACCGACACGGTACGCGGGTAGCTTAGTCTCCCTGTCAACCCCTAGCTCCAGTAAAAAGGCGCAAAACATAGGCAGGGACAGGGTTTTGGGCTTGAACCTAAGCAGGTCTTCGGCCAAATCATCGGGAATTTGCAGTTCAAGGCGCATCGGAGGTTTTCGGGTTTGTCCGGGATTCCCCGGGAAACGTCGGGTACACCTTAGCCATGAAAAACGGGCTGGCAAGCCCATAACACCTTTATTTCGGCAAGGTTTTCCACAGGCTCGCCCGTCTCACCCGCGTCTCATCCTCGCCATTCTCTCGTTTTGGGTTTATCCTTTATTCATTCGTTTTTCTGCAACATTGGCGCGTTCAACCGCTGCCGAAGTCAACTTCCGTGTTGACACTATTTACGGTCTTTTGACCGAAGGACAATCGCGTGGTCAAATTGTTCAATTCGGATCGAAACAATGGAATATCACTCCGCGTCAAGTTGATGAATACATTCAACGCGCCAGAATTCGCCTAGAAGAAGATGCAGCCATGACCCGACCTTCATGGATTGCCGAAGCCCTGGGTCGTGCTCGCACCTACGAACAGTCCGCCTATAAGCGTGGGCAAACCCAAGTCGCCCTAAACGCCATCCAGCTCCAAGCCAAACTGATCGGCCTTGAAATTTGAGCCTGCTTGCCAATGCCCCTGGTGGCTTCCTGCTTGAACCGGTCATCCCGGCAGACCTTCAAAATCAGAAAGACTGGCTGCCCTTCGCTGAGCAGCTCTATCAAGGTCTGACCGGTCCGCAACGTCAGGTATGGGATGCACCTGAGCGTTTCAAGCTGCTGTGTTCTGGCCGCCGCTTTGGCAAAACATACCTTTGCATCAGCCGCCTGGTCGCCTGGGCCATTGAGCACCCCGGCAGCCTGAACTGGTACGTAACGCAAACCTACAAATCGGCAAAACAAATTGCATGGCGCCAGCTTCGTGCCATGGTGCCGCCCGAAATGTTTGCCAGGAAAAACGAATCCGAACTGTCCGTTGAATTAAGCAATGGCAGTGTGATCGCCCTAAAAGGCGCCGAATCCGCCGATGCCCTGCGTGGTGTTTCGCTCAGCAGCCTGATCGTTGACGAAGCCGCATACGTCAAGCAGGAAGCATGGGAGATGGTGCTGCGCCCGGCCCTGTCTGATCAAGGTGGCCCGGCATGGTTCATCACGACGCCCGCTGGCCTGAACTGGTTTCACGACCTATGGGAACAAGCGGGGGATCAGCCGGACTGGTCAACCTTTAGCTTCACCACGATTCAAGGCGGCAACGTTCCTGAGGATGAGGTTGAAGCTGCACGCCGCACGCTCGACGACCGCACCTTTCGCCAGGAATACCTAGCCAGCTTTGAAACCCTGTCGGGCCGTGTCTACCCCGATTTCAGCGACGACAACATTTCCGATACCGTCCGCGATACCGGCGGTCCCATCCTGTGGGGCACTGACTTCAACGTGAGTGTGCTGGCCGGTGTGCTCGGTAGCCGCGTGGGCGACACACTGCATATATGGGATGAGGTGTCCGTAACGCAGACCAACACCGATGAGGTGTGCGCCATGCTGCGTGAGCGGTTCAGGGATCGAAAGCTGATCGCCTACCCGGATCCCACCGGTAGCGCCCGTAAAACTTCGTCGGCTGGCCGCACTGATCACGAGATCATTCGTCAGTACGGGCTTGGCTGCGTCAGCCCCAAGGCGCCCTGGGCAGTGAAGGACAAGATCAACGCCACCAACAGCCTGATCCGCAACGCCAACGGCCAAGTGCGCCTGTTCATCCATCCACGCTGCAAGAACACGATCAAGGCGCTGCGCAATGTGACGTACAAGCAGGGCGCCGATGATTATGTGATCGACAAATCGGCTGGGATCGAGCACTGGACGGATGGCCTGGGGTATTTGGTCATGTCTGAGTACAACCCGCTGTACGCGAACGCCGGCAAGGGCACGGGCATCAGGCTGTATTGATCATCATGGGGTATACTCTCAATACGAGGGGAGCGGCTCACTCGCAAAACTCAACCGCCGGCCGAACAGCGCACACGAGGCCGTTAAACCCGAGCGCAACAGGGCCTGAATAAGCCCGCTCCGCCGGTTGGCCCGGCAACCTATTTGGCCCCTTCGAGGGCTTTTTCTTATGACACAACACCCCATAACCCCACCGCCGGAGCTGGTAAGGCAGTGGCTACGGGAGTATTACGGCGGCGATCTTGGCGAAGTGAGCCCCGAGGAGATGCACGTTGCTTGGTGCGCTGCTCAGTGGGGCTACGACCAGCATGAAAAGGAATTGCTCGACGCAAAACCTTGCGTACTTGAAGTCGACGAGTATGGCTACCCGTTGAAGCTTGGCGATTTTTACGCCTCGTAGCAATAAGATTCCGGTGGCCGTGCTTTTCCTTATGTCCGCACCCCTCTGGCACGATCTGGAAGCCGCCTTTGATTCCGTCCAAGACGACGGCTCTTACGATTTCAGCCAAGCCGCATCCGCCATGCTCACAGCCATTCAGCAATGGCTATACGACAACGACTTTGATGAAGCTGGCGACGCCCTAGAGGATGAAATTGTTCGCGCTGATCAGGCCGAATAAACTTTGACCTGCCGGGTCTGTTCTTTCCGTAAGGTTGAACGCAGCGTGTGGCTGTTCGGAGGCCCGGCCATCATTCACGATTAACCTAGAGCCATAGAATTTGTGCATGGCTAGGCGCAAAAGATGACGTACACCGGTTTCAGGCACTATGACCGGAATCTGGCGCGCAAAGCCACGCAGGTTCAAGATCCCAATGCTGCATGGCAGGCACAGGAAGCCCATTGGATCCTGATCGAAGATCTGCTGCACGGCACTTATGGAATGCGGCGTAAGCATCGTCGTTACCTGCCACAGGAACCAC